ATGTGGAATTTTTATTTCTGAACCAAAAAGTTTTTTCAAATCCTGCTCTATAGTTTCTGTTTTCCATATTGTTACATTTTTGGGTAATTTACCCCCCACAAATAACCAGTCTTTATATGTTCTCCAGTTCTCACAATACCAATCAATATATTCTGGAAAATCTAAATTACAAATTTCTAAAACTTTTGGATTATTCTTTGCTCTACGCTTTGTCGCTTCTTGATCCCCGGATCTAACATAAGTATACAAAGAAATAACATGTTGATACGGATTTCTAATTATAGTATAAATATCTAACCCATCAATATCTATTTTATATAAATCCCTTATATCCTGCAAAGCATGGTGCTGTCCCATTGGATGTGAAACAAGTTTATCAGGAGCTCCAAAACGCTTATTAAATACATGCCTGGCTGTAGAACCAGCGGTTTTTGGTATGTGAAAAAAAGCTTTTTTATTACCCCACACCACAATCATTATACGCCCTCCAACATTTATTTATTAACTATTTTATATTTTTTTCATTATATCAAGCATAAATTCATGTGAAAGTTTAGCACTACACCTATCGCCTCTCAAAAAACTCCGTAGCGCCCTCTTTAAAGGCTGGTCTTTATCAACATATAATCTACGCCTGACCTGGCCAGCTCCATATAATAAGAGGGTCTGGTCTATTAGATCAGCTTCGTAAACTACATCCGCTTGTAATACAATTACTTTTCTCTCTCTTCTTTGGCTCTCATGACTCCATTCAAATATAGACAATATGCCTTTATGTTTGGACATAACATAACAAGTTTTTGATTTTTCAAATACATCGTATGTGGTAGGAAATTTATCAAAATCCAATAAATACAAATACAAATCAAGGTCATGTATACCTAAATCGAAAAGCACGGGTGTTCGCATGTTCTCTGAAACAGTTGAATACCTGCTGAATTTTATACTAGTTAAATCATCAACATTTAAAAGTTCTTTTAATGTATTAATTACAGGATTATATCTCTCCGTCATACCACAAAACACATTTTTATTATCCAAAACACTAAGAGACTCATTAAAAATAATAACCGGCTTGTCTATGTATATATTACCATTGAACCCCAAGCTGATTATAGTTCTATAAGATTCATAATGATTTTCAGGCGGCGTTGAGATTATTATATGGCTATAACTATTTATCTTTGTTAATTTTTTTAATCCACCTTCAACAAATGGATCGTAATAATACCACTTAACACCAAAATCATTTAAATACTTTGAATATATATGCCCCATCTTACCAAATCCTATTATTAATACGTGTGTATTCATTTATTAAGAATCTCCTCAAATATTACTTTGAACATGTCCATTCTATTATTGACACTATGATTTTTACGAACAAATTTCATCCCCTCTCTTCTAATATGTTCATAATCAGATGGGTTTTTAAGACACTGTGTTATTGTTTTAATAGCGTTTGATTTAGTTATTGGTATATAATGCTGGTTTGGAACAAACCCCGCTTTCTTCAAATCATTGGTTTCGTCTGCCAATAATAAAGATCCAGCAGCAGTAATTTCATAATATTTAGCCACAGCATAATTAAAAATTGAAGACGTAGCTACACAACAAAGATAAGAATTAAGTAATTTAGCGTAAGAATCTCCTTTATATGTCGGTGGTTTATAGTCAACCACTGCGCCGCCCTTATTTTTTATAAAAGATCTCAGAGGATAGACTTGTGGATTCAAAGATCCAGACAACAAGCATCTCATCTTAGGCGCATTGTTAAATGGAAGCTTAACATACCTATTATATGGAGAAAAAAACTTCGGCATAAATCTATATTTTGATAAAAATTGTGGGTATAATTTAACAAAATATTCATGTACAGGCGATACTATTAAATCACATCTTTCAAATACTTTAATTTTATTTTCCAAGCATCTTTTGTCACCATAACACTGTAAATCACCTGGCCACATGATCAACTTTACGTTTTTATTAAGATCAATAAGTCCTGGTATTAATCTTGGCCGATTATGATAAGGCACTCCAAACATAAACACTATATCAATATCGCCGCCCACATTTACTTCATCAGCATACCTCAAATCAAATCCAAAAGTATCCCGCATAACATAAAAGAATGGAGCATTTGCACTCAAAACATCGTTAAAACCTAAACCTTCAGGATCAGATTCAGGTGACCACATCTTTTTATAAAACGTAGGTAAAATTATTATACCTTTCATACCACCTCTCTCACTATCTTTGGCTCCATATCTAGCCCCCTTAATAAATAAACACCCTCTTCTATATCTATAGGGTCATGCTTTGGTATCTTAAGCCCTAGTGCGCATCTAACATGCATTTCTGCTGTATTTATATCACCAGTTAAATCAAAAATTGGAGTAATCATACAAAATCTTCCAATATTAACTTCGGTAATAAACGGCACCCCATTTATATCTTCTTTAAAATCCATGGAATAGTTTCCGTTCGGCTTTCCATCGGTTATTTTTGATAAGGTTAACGTTGCTTCTAGTGCTGTTGAAATAACAGCAGCATTATTCTCAGTTATAGCTGCTGTTGGGCTACTAGATGATCCAGAAAGTGTATTCTGCATATGAACATATTCAAGCCTTCGTATCATTTTACAAATCTGTAATACACCATTTTTCCACACACTTTGTAATGCATAATCTTTTCCCGGCAAAAATTCTTCTATCATAAAATCATTCCAACGCATTCCTCTCATCTGTATCCACAAATTTAACCAATCTTCAGCCTGATCTGGCTTATTGATCCATGTAGCAGCCACAGAACCCGCGCCCCTTACAGATCTTACCCAGTACTTATCAGCTGGATTTTCATTAACAAATTTATAAAGATCATCTACATTTTCTAATAACTTGAATTTAGCACAAGGTATATTATTTTTTCTAAATAATTTATAGGTCTCAACTTTATCATTACAAACTTTCATTATTCTATCATCTGGCAAAAAAACTTTTGTTTTTATTAAATCTCTTTTGGCTGACACCACTTCCATCTCTTGGATATTACTTATTATCAACAGATCTATTTTCTCAATAGATATTAACTCATTTAGCTTTTCTATATAATCATCTGAACGTGCTATAGGTAATATATACGTACGATCAGCTACAGACCTCCATTTTTCGAATTGATTGATATTAGCACCAATTATTTTTAAAGGCACTTTTCCTTGCCTTAAACTTCTTATTAAATTATTGCCGCCACCCGATCCTGCTCCGCCAACTAAAATATTATATTTTCGCATTTCTTCCCCCCACAAGTTCTATATTTAGTCCCTATAAGCCTTTTCATCTCTTTTAGCATCCTCGTACCCAACTGCTGTATATGCATAGTCAACTCCACTAGATTTTCTCAACATCATAGATTTTCTAGTGTACTTTTCTATAATATCTACATATTCATCAATATTTATATTAGTAAATCCTCTACACTCTCTGAAAAATGGCAAACCAAACATATTATGCCTAAGCATGTTTGTCATAACTCTTATTGGTAAAATATCCGTTATTGATGTAGTACTACTAATTGACGAATATACACGTTCTGATAGCTCAAAATGATTACGCCTAATGAACCTTGTTCTCTCTATAAATACTTGAAATTTTGTATCATCTGTACCAGAAACAAAAACTACACAATCAGCATTAGCTATATCATCGTGCATTCTAAACATACCATCTTTAGGTATTACACATGTATACTTAGCATTTAAATCACCGTTAGGACACACAGGGCATGCAATACATCTTTTTATATCTTCCTTTGTTACATCAAGTATCTTAACTTTTGAATTTTCAAACTTCTCGGTGAAAAAAAGGTCTATTGGATCTATAGTGACTACCAGAAATAAAATATTCGGCTTCTCCATACTTAATGTGGATCCAATTAGCCTAGCTAATTTAGTCACTTGAATACCAGTCCCAAATGATGTTTTTATTCCAAAATCATCATTCACTATAGCTGTCTTATTACCGGCCCATCCTGTACCACCATATTGTGCTGTGGGCGGGCCATTACCAGTAATCAAAGAACCTTTATTAAGACAGTCGTAAAGAGCATATATATTAGTGGTTTCCTGCCCTCCATTTCGCTTAGCTCCAGAAGATACTACGCCTATCGCCTTATCTTTAAGATCAGTCTTACATATAAAATCATGCAGTCGTGAACTTCTATCACCAAAATATACTGGCGTAGAAAGAACAGCGCCGTCAAATTTACGTGGAATCTTTTCACCTGGGTAAATAACCTCTACATCAGCGCCTTCTCCACTGGCCCCACACATAGCAGCTAAAAGTAAAGCTTCAGAATTACTAACCTTACCCTCATATCCTAATTCATAGATGGTATTAAAGATATCATTAGTGGCAAGTAATTTATCTATTCTTTGTTTTGAAATTTTAGCACACCTAGGGCTCGTTACTATGCCTAATATCTTCATTTATCCTCCTATTTTCTACAACCAACCCGTGCTTTGCTTCTAATAACCTAGTCTCTTTGTTATATTTAACTCACCTAATTTTCTCTTCATCTCTGGCTGTAAACTTTTAGCACTTTCACCAGTCTTGTCAACAAACGGTTGATTCATTTGCCAATTTCTAAAAGCTCCGTGTGAATCCCCAAATCTACTTGGCTTATCTTTTGGGATAAAAGGGTTCTTAGTTATAAATGATGGTCTAGTACTGTAAATAATCGTTTCTTTAGAATATTTTAAATTTAAAAATTTAAACATTTCTTCTATCTTTTTGAACTCATTCTCAAAAAACTCTTCATACTTTATAGTAAAAACTCGTGAATGAGGATTATCACGAAAATACATAAAGAGATTACCATAATGAATCCAATCATTCACCGTACACCCTTCAAAATTAAAATGCCCAAATCTACTAAATAACGAACCAAAAGCATCATACGGATTTTTTATACATAAGACTATCTTATAATCTTTATATCTAGTAACATGAAAATTCATAGGCATGGGCTTGCCGCCAGCATATTTAATTACTACATTGTTTCTTTGTGAATTTCTAATCATAGGAGCATAATGAACCTCCTCTGGGATCTCATGCACATCTGAGGAGTTTCCTATTAATTTCTTTAATATAGATGTTCCTGTATGTGGAAATCCATACACTAATATCTTATTCATTACAAATATGCCACCTCAAATCATTCAAATACCAAAGCGCCGATGTTTTCTCATAGTATGGAAAATCAAAATCATGTTCAACAATATATTTTATAGGTTTTGGAAAACAAAAAGGGGCTTCTTCCAGATTTAAATCCCTCCATATTTCTTTATATACTAATTCTTTATTTTTTTGCTTATGAGAAGGAAACGTAGTTGTCAATAAGTACTTAGATTTACTCTTTTTAAAATTATCTAACGTCTTAAATATATCTTCATATGTTAAATGGACTAGACAATCTCTACAAAAAATAAGATCTACCTCTGGCAAATCATCCTCTATAATATTAGAATTTATAAATTTTATATTTGGCTTGATATATTTTTCTTGATTGTCCTTAATAATTTGTTCAACAATATCTACACCAATATATTCTATACCAACTAAATTTACTGCTTTCATCCAATTCCAATCACCACATGGAGCATCCAACATACTTTTTATATTCAATTCTTCAAAAAGTTTTGATAATTCTTCTCTAAGAACTTTTGTTTGTTCTAAACTTGATCCTTCACCGGATCGTGAACTTTTACCAAGAAAAAGATTTTTATTAAATATCTCAGTAAATCTCTGTTTTTGGTCTAACACACTAACCCCTCCCCAATAATATATTTATGACTGTATCAGACACATTCTCTACCAAATAATCACGTGGAGCAATCCATTTGTTATCTCTTTCAATCATTATGTTAAAAGCATTTAATATATCATCACTATTAGTCCCAGACAACACATTAGACCCACATTCAATAGTTTCTTGTCTCTCTGTAGTTTCTCTTATTGTTATAGATGGTGTGCCAAGAATACAGCACTCCTCTTGAACTGTGCCACTATCACTAACAACAAGTTTAGCGGTTTTTTCTAACCTAACAAAATCAAAGAAGCTAAAAGGCTTGCTTAAAACAACGTTCTTTGAGGTCCGGATATCAAATTTCTTTAGCTTGTCTTTTGTTCTGGGATGCAAAGAAACAATAACTTTAAACTGCTCAGATATTTTACTGATCGCTCTCATTATATCCAATAACGACTCGAACTTATCTACATTCTCAGCTCTATGAGCACTTACTAAAACAAATTTTCTATGTGATAAACCCATCTTAATCAAAATATTGCTATTAGCTATGCCAGATGCATAATAATTGAGCACTTCATATATTGGGTTACCTGTTTTGAATACGTTGTTTTTATGAAACCCCTCTCTTAAAAGATTTTGCTTACTATTCTCTGTGTAAGGCAAGTTATACTTAGATAAATGATCGATAAGCCGTCTGTTTGTTTCCTCCGGCACTCTTTTATCATAGCACCTATTTCCTGCTTCCATATGGTATACCGGAATTTTATATCTCTCCGATATAATAGAAACTAATCCAGAGTTAGTATCTCCTAATATCAATATTTTGTCTGGTTTTTCTTTGAGTAAAATTTTTTCAAACGCTATTAATGCTTTGCCCAAAAAATTACCAAAAGAACCACCAGATTTTTTAAAAACATAGTCTGGTTCTCTTATTTTTAACTCGTCAAAAAATTGACCGCTTAAATCGTGGTCATAGTTCTGATTTGTGTAGACAAATTTATGATTAACAAAACTATCAAGTTTGTAAATTATGAGGCACAGTCTTATTAATTCTGGGCGAGTTCCAGCAACGGTCATTATTTTCATTGTTTACCCACCATTAATTTTTCTCCATATTTTATGTAACCATGTACTATTAGAAAATTCAATAACAGGCGTCTCTACAGGTTTTTCTTCCACAGGACCGCCCTCGATGTATCCTTCATTTTTAAGAATAGTAGTCATACTACAATTTCTATAAAAACCGTCGCCATTAATATAGTGTTTACTAAGCACGTGGCCATTATACCAGTGAAGACAAATAACATTATTATTAATACAACTTAAATCATTTAATTTATACAAGTTTCGTATAGTGGGGCCTGGAGGATGGATGTTATATGGATAATAGGTTTCAAACCTAACACCAATAATATTTTTAAAACAAGACAAAGATTCTAATGTTGGATATTTAGAATTGATCATACTCCCACCAAATACCTCATGACTATAAGGTGGTTGAACCTTCTTGGTTAAATCAATCAAAGCTTTAGCATACGGGTCGTGCTTACAATGTATCATGATTCCAATACTATGCCCTCCGTACACACCTCTTACAAATGAAACAACTGCATTTACATCGTTGATTGGCGTATTCCCATAATATTCTATGTTATGAAAATGCGTCATTGGCTTTAGCCATATTACATCAAAATCTGACCACACACCACCATGGTTATATAATAAGTGGTATCTCAATATATCAGATCTTAAAATATTATGCAGCTCTACATCTATACCATAATCATTTAGATCTACATTTACTATGTTTACATAACTAGATCGCTCTACCAAGTAAAAATAATCTTTGCCTATATAATTAGGTATATAACGACTAAGCCCAACATATGGTTGCTTAGGAATATAAACATTAATGACCCAATCCGGATTATATTTATGGAATGTGTGCACAGTAAGTGTCTGTAATAGTGACATTGGACTTCTGTCCCAATACAGGTGAAGTATTTTGGGTATCGTATCCATTATATAGATAACTCCTTTATTATTCCTTCTAAATCATATGTTCTTTGTTCTTCTACGCATTCATAGAAACCTTTTTCATCTATTTCGTTTAACTTAGCTTTTAAATATTTTTCTACTCGACCTGATAATTTTTGAGAGCTCTCTGTCATATGTTTAGCTCTATTATTCTTAGCAAAATCTTCTCTTTTTATAATTTCTATAGACAATCTATCCATCATTTCACCGATACTATACACAATATCATCGCTTACCCAAGTAGACGATTCTACTATGTCATTAACAGATTTAGCTCTAGAAATAAACTTATTTATCCTGGCTTTGGAAGAAACTCTATACTCACCAACACTTCTCGCTACCCACTCCATTTCAGAAATAATGGCGTCGGCCACGATAAATTTCTTTCTTTCCCTTATGACAATCATGTTAGCCTTGTAGCATCTAAAATTAGCATCAGAAAGTATTTCTACAAATTCCATGATACTATCTACTTCAATAGCGGAAAAATGTTTAGAAAAAATATCGCGGACTTGTTTATAAAAATTCGTAAAATCCATATCTTCAAGTATCATATCTGACTCCTTATCTTAGTATAAAGTCCGTTATTTTTTCTGTCTCATTCCATTTCAAGTGCGGATAAGTCTTATCAAAAAAACCAACGGTACAGCACGTACCATCCAACCTACCCACATGTTTTGTTCTAGAAATTAATGGTAATATGCTTTTATATTTAAATTCTTTAAACGCACCCTGCACAGCCCAATCCCACCCATACGCATTAGCGTGCTTACGCGCAAGTACATCATCATACCAATATTTACCATAACACGCTTCCCAATTTTCTTTGAAAGCGCACCAACCTAATCCATGAAATGCTGGGGCGGTTGTCAAACCACTAAAATCTTTACCACCACTTGCCCAGTTAAAAAGCCCGTAAGACATATAAGTCATTGGTTTATCTTTAAAGTTTTCATAATACCAGCTTGCCAAATTTATAGCATCCGGGGACAACAAAAAATCATCCTCCAAATGTACGTCAAAATCTGATCCAGCTTTAAAGGCATAATTGAGTACATTATACATATTATGACGAGCCCCTGCATGAGACCGTGACCCAGAAGAATTCTCTTTACGTAAAATTGTTATGGGTAATGGGTGATCCTCTAATATTTTTATACATCCAGGATGCTTTTCTGCACTGCAAATTATCTTATAGTCAGCTAAATCTTGGCTTGCTAAAGAATCAAGAAATTGTTTCAAATAATTAGGTCTATATCCTACAGGAAAAGTAATGGTTTTCATACTGCTTTAGCCCCTTCCACATATAATAGGTTTTTAAATTTTTTTAACTACAACAAGTTCAAAATTAGAATGATTTTCTTTGTAATCTATAGTTGTTAGTCCAAATTTATCACATAAACTACTTAACCACACATTATCAAAAATAACATAATGAAAATTAGTATCATAATCCTGACCACCGAATATATGCCATGATACAAACTTAGCATCGCATGTAGCCTTATAATGATTAGTTACCCATTTTAAACTTGGAGTTCTGAACTTCACATGGCCATCAATTTTCAATACACGAGACCATTCTTTTAACAAATTCTCGGTTTCAGACAAAGGGAAATGCTCAATGATGTCGGATGCCAAAATCCTTTCGAAAGACTTATCTGGAAAAGGCAAGTACCTAACATCACAAACAATATCCACTCCTTTTAGAGGACGTATATCAACATTAATACACTTGAATCCTGCTATATCCTTTAGAATTTGAGCACCACACCCTATGTTTAAAGAAACTTCCACAATGATTTTAATCCTCCACACATTTATTTAAGTCTATAAAGCTCCCCAATAAAACAAGCAGCATTCTTGAATGCTTGCCAACAGTCTGGGCGTATACCACCCTCATCGGCTGCCCAACTTTGTATACCATCTAAAAGAGCAGCAACTATTTCTTTGGTGTCTCCTTCTACATCATACCATGAACAACTTTTATGATGATTTGTAAACAATAATTGATCCGTTCTTGCCCAATTTTTACATTCGCATTCCATTTTTAAAACCTCCTTACAAAGATTTTATAACTTCTATCATTCTCATACCCATTTGATCCCAACTTAGATTGTTAGCAATATACTGTTGCAACATCCTGCCCTTATCAGATGCTTCTTCTTGGTGATTATATACATGACGCATAAAACCACTAGCTTGTGCAATATCAGGCTCAGCCCACAACTGATCACCGCTATAAAAAGGGCTCCACGGCATGCCAAAGACTGGTGTCAAACTATAATCGACTAGATAGCTATGTTCTGGTTTAGCATATTCCAAAGCACCGCCCCAACCAGTAACTATAATAGGATTACCACAAGCACCAGCCTCAAAAGGTACAAGTCCAAATCCCTCGCCCCTGTCTAAACTGACCAAACAATCACAAGCTTTGTGTAATCCTAAAATTTGATCTCTACTAAGCGAGTCTCCTATTAAATATAATGGCGGGTAGTTATCCATAGGCATCATGTCTTTAATTCTTCTAATAGTTTCTCTGACTATATTTTTTTCCGACTTAGAAAAACCTTGTCTATAGGTCTTTAAAATTAAAGCCACGTTCTCATGGTTTTGAAATGCGTGCCAATAAGATTTGATAATCCCCATAGGATGTTTTCTCTCGAAAAATTGAAAAATCCCATAAAATTTATAGGTATCTGGGGTTACACCAGCAATGTTATACGGCTCAACCTCTTTATATTCAGCCATATCTATGCCGTGTGGCACACTAAATATTGGAATATTCACACCAGAATTTTTGTAAACTTCTACGCCCCAATCTGATGCTGTAATAACTGCGTCTACTGTACTATTAAGCCATTTAACCCACTCTGAATGTATCTTACTAGTTTCCCAAACTGAATAGCCAATATTCGTCTTGCCAGCCTCTTTCATTTGTTCATAATGCTCAACTGTTAAATGAATTATAACTATATTATAATCAATATCTTTATTTACCAATGACCGCAATACTCTACCAGATTCACCAAAATCATTTTTCTCAGGCCCTTCAAAGGAAACTGCTTTTATAGTAAGTGGGATTCCCAATCTATGAAGTGATAATGCATAGCCTCTAGCAGCTTGAGCATAACCGGACATATCAAACATTGGCCCAATGTACCGTATACCTTTTATTTCCATTAGAATTCCTCCGTTTCTATGATTTTCCCTAAGGTATTTACCTCATTATTAGCACCAGCATTAGGTTTTTCTTGCTCTTTCTGCATAAGCATATAAGCCTTATCAAATAATTTAACCCACATAGAAGCTATACTTTTTTGCCAATCCATTTTAGCATTAACCCATCTGTAAGCATTTTCTGCCCTGCGCTTTGCTTCCTTGGGATTATTATAAATTTCTACTAGAATTTCAACAAGATTATCCACATCAGCTAAAGGCCTTGGAACTTCATTATCAAACTGAATTGTAGTCCATAAACTTGAAGTGGATCCACTTTTACATAACCAACCAGTGTCTTCTGTAATAAACTCTGGTAACATCGTATTAGCAGGCATAATTACAGGAATCTTAGCCCCCATCGCTTCCATCCATGCCAAACCAAACCCCTCGCCAAGCGTAGTACTCACAACCACATCACTACAATTATATAACAAATTCAAAACCTGCCTAGGGTACCCCTGATTAGGCCCAAAATTCTTAGGAAAAACAACATCCTTAGTAACATCTAATTCATAGCTTTTACACACCTCAGCTAAATCCCATCCCTGATCTTTCATAGCCATGTGAAGATAAAGAAGGGACTTTGGAACTATTTTTCTAAATTCTTTAAAAGCAATAATAGTTCGTGGTATATCTTTACGCTGTTGATTTCTATTGACATTAGTTATAATAAAATAGTCTGCATACTGACCAAAATATTGTTTTTTAAACGCAGCCACGTCTGCTTCTGGTAATGGATGATATTCAGCAGTATTAACCCCGTGTGGAATAACCTCTATATCAGGCCTATTAATACGCTTAAGAGTTTCATTCTTACCAAATTCGGAATAAGCAACTAAATAATCGGCGGGAGCAATATTATTCGCCCACAGTTGTTTTACTATAGAATCTACTGGATAATACACAATAGATTTAAAAGGTTTAGCCCTATGCTTTCTTAAATGATCCATAAGTTTTGGTATAAACTCCATAATAAAACTATCCTGTAACAAGAACAGTATGTCAAAATCCATCTGTGGAATCATATTAGAAACTTTTTGCCGCCCATATGGATCCTTTTGAGCATTAGTTCCAGTAGGCCAAATACGATATGGAAAATTGTGGGGATCACCCCAATAATTTATGCCTAAAACATCTATTTGATATCTACCAGTTTTTTGCAGAGCTTCAAATACATTTCTTGAAACAGTTCCAAATCCAGTGGCGGCCGTCGGTGAATCACAATACCCAAGTACTTTTATTTTTTCAAGCTGTTTTGGTACAGATTGTGTCTTTGGTGACCTACTACTTATTTTTTTACCTTGGGGGTTTTTTCTTATTTTACTTTTTGGCATGCCCTTCTCCTTTACTTCAAGTTTTTATATGCTAAAAATGGCGAAGTATAACTTTTTTCAGCCGAATCCATAATACCAGGCTTTGCAGATGGGTGTTTAATCAAAAATTCGTCCACGTCTTGCTTAGATATTTTTATCGCATTAAGAAATTCATCTAAAGGCATAACTTCAAAAACACTTCTTGGGTTATATGATGTGGATGAATTTTGTCTAATATATAATTTCTTGCCTTGACCTATTATATCTTCCTCATCTGATTGTATTTTCTCCAGTATATACCTTTTAAGTTGTTGTTCTCTATTATCAATTATTCTTTTTATACTTTTAATATCAAGGTAATCTTTTACTAATTCTTCGTGAGTGTACTCCTCTGGCTTTTTTTTAATAAATGATTTACCCGCTAATACTTCTTGGTATGCTGTACAATTATCAGTAAAATCACACCAATTACACATATCATTCAAAATAGGTGTGCACTGTTCCTTTTTAAGTTTCAGTATTTCTGCATATATAGCAAGCAGATAGTCCATAAATCCTTTACGCTCATCCAGCGTACGATAAGTATACACCGGGTCACCTCTTAGATAATCCAAAGACAAAATTATGCGTTTGTAATTTGGGTATTTAATACTTGCAACCACGTCATATACTGAAAGCTGTATATCAGCTTTTAATTCTGACGCTGTCTCAAAATATTTAGAAGTTTTATAGTCAACAACTAATATGGTGTCTTCATTTAGTTCTTCAACCTTATCCATAGCACCTGTAAGCATAACACCTTCATCCGTAGTGACTTTGAATTTATCTTCAATAGTTAAAATGGTGCCATTAACAAAATTATTAATTCTATTCATAACCATAGATAAGCCTTCGTGATACATATTAGTGTCAGCTAAACCTTCTCTAGCGGCTACTTTATTATATAGATCTTTTATTCGCGTTATATCTTTTTCAGTAAATTTTTCGTGCCTTTTCCATATCGCGCCAGCTAAAGCTAGAGATTCATGCACTGTTATACCTAACTTAAATGATATGTTAGGCTTACGTGGTAGATGTAATATGTAATTACAGTAATATTTCCATTTACACTGTAAATACGTGCTCATTCTAGTCGCTGACATCAATATAACTTTTTTATTTGCCATTATTGTACTCCTTAATTACTAAATATATATTAATCTAATTATTTTATTTGTCTTTCATCTTCATCTACATTTATTAATTCATATTTTAATCTCATGCCCAATGTCCCATCAATATTGTGTTCGTACTGTCTAATATATTCAGCGTCGTCTTGATCATAATACCACTGAATGTGTGAAAGTTTTTCATTTCCAAATGAGAATACGACACGAGTATTAGACATTTTACCATCCTCCTACCCATAACAGTTTATTGTAGATTATCTATTCTCAAATTCATTTTTTGACAACAGTTCAGCCCAATATAATCCCAATATTATTGAATCTGTTATATCATTGCCGGATTCAAATGTATAATTCTTTAGTTTTACCTTGTATTTATTTTTAACATACTTAAACACTCCTAGTTTATCACTTAATTTATAGTTACTTCTAACTGTTTGTGGACTAATAAATACAGGTTCTTTGTTCAACACTTCAAAACACTCTATATTTACTGCTGTAATAAATTGCATAAGTATTTTTAATGTTTTAACATTTTTTAAATACGTTTCTTCAACTATTACATAGTCCGGCCAATAAATCTTTAATAATGCATTTATATTATTCTTGAACCAATACAACTTTTCTTGTAAACTATAGCTTTTGGTAGGCTGTATAGTACCAAAATCCTCTAGTTTTCCTTCACATAGAAAAGCCCATCCAGTAGACACGGATGACACATCAAGTGATAATATTTTAGTCATTAGTTAATATCTCCCACTTAAAACCACACGATAAGCATTCATATTCTTTTAATTTATCATCATACACTGTCACTGACGCACCGCATTTAACACAAGGATGTATAAAATCAAGCATAGATTTAAGATACGGGCCTGACCACGCCATTTCAACTGGATCATCACATTCAGCTAATAATTCATCAAGGCTTTCAACAACTTCATCCAATGCATTAGTGGTCATCTCCATCTCATCTAGAAACTCTCCATTATTTAAACGAAAAGAATAACGACACGCTGGACAAAAACAATAACCTATGTTTATTGTTGAGCCACAATCATTACATTCTATTACATCTGTATGAACTACTATAATTTCAGCTTCTTTACATTTAGGACAAATCATCTTCCTACTCCTCTATCATTTCAATAAGATTTCCTACTATCTCCACCACGTCTTTCTTAATAATCAAAGCTATGGGCGTGAAAGCTTGAGTATCTTTTATGTCTGGATACTGCGATGTAGCAAACAAAACTTTTGTAAGTGATGGCAGATATACTACATGAGAGCCGTCTTTTTTTGAATACTGCATCAAATTAAATTCCCCATCCTCTTCCGTATACGCTTCACTGTCTAAATCAACGTACTTACCTTGTCTTGGAACTGTTATCTTATATTCTTGCGTACTCACCCTAAATTTATAATTCCTAGCTGGCAACATCATTACGGTAGGCGTGCCAACTACATCATTAAATGTAATCTTAGGTTCTTTTTTCTTAGCCATTATGCCCTCCTAATAATATTATCGAACTCTTCAAACTCTTCTATATTTAGATCACCAGGATCTCTAGTTTCATAAGGAAAAAATATCGGTATAATTTTTATTTTACCTTTCATATCCTTTAAGGCTTTAGCGGTGCCTTTGATGCCTGCGGCGTCGCCGTCTAAAAATAATATTACTTCAAATGCATAACTATATAATAAACTTTGCTGGCCTGGCGTTATACTACTTCCAATGCAAGACACTACGTTCTTATAACCAGCCATATATAATTTCCATACAGATTTAAATCCTTCAACAACTATTAAAGAACGAGATTTGCCCATATAACTTTTAGCTCTATCTAAATTATAAAGAACTTTATTCTTATCAAAATTTTTTGTAAGTAAATATTTAAAAGCCTCGTCCGCTTTTCCTGTTATATCCCTACAACTATAAGCTTTAAGTTCGCCGTTTTCATCTCTTATAGGTATAACATCTCGTTGAAATCCATACTTATCTACATAACCGCCGCCTATTTCAAACTCATTCAATACTTCTGTAGAAAACCCACCATTTTTTACTTTTTCAAAATAATTAGATCTAAATTTTTTAAAACTTTTCAAATACTCTTCATTTACTAATGCCATGGGTATTTGTCTGTTGTCTTTCATCTGCTGTATAAATTCACGCCTGTCTTTAGCGCGTTTATACTCCACGTAAGCCGCTTCATCGTGTATATTTATACCTGTTATGCTTTCTAAATACTTAACAGCATCTGTAAATGATAGATTAAGCATATATCTTACTAAACTTATTACATCATAACCTATGGTTTCTTGACAAGCTTGTGAAAAGCAAACCCAGTTTTTGGTTTGTTTATTCATTCTGAACGAACTTTTATTGGACCCACCATGTATTTTACACACTGCACGGACTTCAGTAGAAGTAGTCCTAGAAATATCAAACCCTAAAAGACCCAACAACTGCTCAGCATCTATAGATTCTTTTAGTCTATTTATATTAGCTCGTTGCTCTTCTTTAGAATTGTTCACGTTGTTTTTCGGACTCATCTGAGTCTGCGTCATACTTAGTACCTTCTTTTTCTTTATATTCTTTACTATCATAATCAATCAACTGAACCTGTGCTTCATTCATCTGTAAATTTCTTTTTATAAATTCCAAACCTATTCCTTCTTCTGGAGTTGTTCCGCCGCGACGACTATCAGTAATGACTAATTTATGCCCACCAGCTTGAGGCCCACCACGTTCTATCTCTTCAATCTCTTTTGGCTTAAGAAACATCAGTATATCGGCATATCGTAGTACTCTATCACTATCCGCAATGTCTTTTTGTCTATTAAGTTGGTTCGCACAAACAAAAGGGATCTGTAATTCACCAGCCATATCTTTTAAGGCAGTAGTGACATCACCAAGTAATTGATATTCTTTTCTAGTCTTATCTCCACCTGGTGGCTCTTTTATGTAATCAAAAATCGCCACTTCAATTCCTTCAACATGTCTATACTTATTATAAATTGCTGATAATTTTTCTATACTATAACCAGGCATAAATTCATGAAAAAACTTGCCTTTTTTTATTAACTTCGCCGCTTGTTGAATATTAAAATTTTCTTGATCACTATATCCACCATGTTTTACTCTACGTTCAGGAACTCCTGACATCATGGATATCATTCTCGTACGCCATTGATCAAATGGCATTTCTGTATCAACATAAAGAACGGGTTTCAAAAGTCTGTACGCTATGTGATAACCTATGTTACATAAAAAAGTGCTTTTTCCATGTTTTGGCCTAGCACATACAACTGTTAAAGTCCCTGGCACTAGCCCATCAATACGCTTATCAAGAATGTGAAATCCAGAGCTAATGCCGCAATATTCAACAGGATTTGTACACCGTTCTTCTAGATATTCATCTAACCCATCTGATAAGTCAGTAGCCTCTCTAACTGCTTTAGATTTCAATGATAAATCCATTACATCTTTACTAACTACCCCAATCATATCAGCCGCACTTACATCGTCATTAGTAGCATCTTTACTTATAGTTGTTATACCAGACTGTAACCTCATATAAAGTTGAAATTTTGTACTGGCATCTAACACTTTATTTATATAATATTCAATGTTAGTATCAGACAAGTCCATACCTATTACAGCGTTGACATAATCATACCCGCCTATGTCTTTTAGTACCCCATTACTAGTAGCCTCATTTATTATCAGCGCACCATCAAATTTAGAAGCACCTCTTTTAACTAACGACCCCATCATTATCCATATCAATCTATGTTCTGGGCGTAAAAAATCCACATCAGAAACAGCAGCAGCTATTATATAATAGTTATCCACAGACTCAAAGCAATAAGAAAGCAGAGCTCGTTCATAAACCGGCTTACAAAAAATTTCTTTGGTTTTTTCTATCACTTATAATCTCCTCTCATCGCGAGTAAATTTCATTTCATGCTCACGGCGTGTTAGCTCACGCTTAAAACTTTGTATGAGTTCAATATAATACTTTTCCAAATTTTCTGTCATTTTTACCTCGGCCTCAAGTGCCTCTATATCCACCTCTATTTGTTTCAATTCTGGGCTAGCCTCTATTACTTTATTGCGTTTCTCAGCTTTGGTTCTTGCTTTAATATCTGATTGACTAATATAAGTCTCTATTACTCTATTTTTTTGTAACAACTTTACTCTAGTAGCATTTATTTGCGACGCGAAAAAAATTAGAAATTGTGCAAGGCCTATAGCGTATTTACTAATATCAGCAGCTGAGATAGCCTCTAAATTTCTTGGGTCAAACTCAAATATTTCGTTCATAAGACTTTCATTGCGAGGCATTTTGTAGACCATTAATTCTTCAGCCCTAGTATTCAAATAATCATTTATATTGCTCATAATACCCTCTTAATCAAATAAAAGTTTTAATATATCTTCCGCGGCTTGATTTCTAGTTTTATACTCAGTTATACCGTATTTGTCATGTAACAACATCGCTACGTTACTAACATAAGCCCATTTAAGCTCTTCGTCTTTTTCAAGTGCTTTTCTTATTATTTTACGTGCTTTTTTTATTCCGCAAAACATCACAACATACCTCCTAATTAGCTTTAGAATCTTCAGATCTTTCTTCCCATATAGGCTTTTTACCTGTACAAAGATAATCTCTTTCAATAACGTTACCATCTTTATCTTCTATCTCCGCCCACTGGCCCAGCATGCCTATCTGCTTACATGTGAATGACAGATTACAATATTTTTGGTCACCACGAAGTGTTCCATCATTTAATGGTACAAAATCAGGACAATCTTTATCCAAATCTGGGTCATGTGGATTTTTTTTACCTGGAATTATTATTTCTGTCATAGTCTGTAATTTCCTTTATAGCTCGTTCTATAAATTTATCTTCATCTAATTCTTTTTCACTTCTAATTTCTAACAATATAAAACCTACTTTCTCACAGTATTCTTTCTTCAAATTATCTCTTTTTTTGGACTCAATAAAAGTTTCCTTGTCGTTGTGAAAATGCTTTACAAACTTGTAGTGCTGACGGCCTTGTATCTCTACAAGCATACCGAAATCCTTAATGTAAAAATCAAAAAACAAACGGGTGTTATTGTAGTTTACATAATACTCTGTCGTTATAATATTATGCGGAAATATCTTTCTCAAGAAATAGTATGTCTTGTCAGAAAGTTTACTCACTTGCCAGCCCCAAAACTGATTTCACTTTACCCCTAAGTTCGTTATACATCGCAACATTTTCTCTGAACACATTTACTAAAGTGGCTTTTCCCTGGAATTTTTCTTCGCCATATTTAAACCAAGCGCCGGTTTGTTCTATAAGTCCGAAATCAACTCCTAGATTAGCTACTTCACTTACAAAATTATACCCAACCCCATAAATAAGATCTATTTTTGCAGTTCTCCACGGAGCGGCAAGTTTATTTTTAACTACCTGAAAAGCGCTTTCATGCCCTATCACAAGCCCTTCGTCGTCAACTATGCGTGAAGTTTTAGATTCTCCACCCTCAACTTTAACACGCCCAGTAGCATAAAAGGACAAGGCTTCCCCACCTGTAGGAGTTCTATCATCTCCCCATTTTCCTATATTATGTCTAATTTGATTTATAAATATAAGTAATGTGTTGGTTCTATTTGACACGGGTGTTAATTTTAAACACGCCTTACTCATTAGGCGAGCTAGTAATCCCATATAATTATCACCAATCTCCCCTTCAGCCATATTTTTAGGTAGCAGGGCTGAAACACTATCCACAACACATACATCAACTTCACCAGTTTTCATCAACTTTTCAGCACACTCTAAATTATCATCTCCAGTAAATGCTTGTATCAAACATATTTTATCTGGATTAACCCCCACCTCTTTACCCATATTTCTAACAAGTTTTGGGTCTAAAGAATGTTCTGCATCAATATACACTATTTCCATTTTCCTAATCAATGCCTGCATACATACACTTAGAGCAAGTGTTGATTTACCACTGCTATTAGGGCCGTAAACTTCGTATAAACGACCTCTTGCAAATCCACCTATACCCAATGCAGAATCAAGTGATAGGCATCCAGTAGATATCGCGTCTATTTTCAAATCTTCATGATCTCCTAAATAACTAAGAACCCCTTCACCATACTTTTTAATGATGGCCTGTTTAGTTAACTCCAAAGCACTTTTCTGCTTAGTCTCACCAGCTTCTTTCTTTTTAACCATTATTCGCCTCCATATTAGCTAATAAATCATTCAGTTCACGCGATTTTTCTTTTAAATTTATTTTTTTATTATCTTCCATCTCTTCAATTTTACGGTCTGCTTCTTTCTCTCTTGATTTTAAAAGAGTATTGTTTATTATTTGTATAGCTTTTTCTGTTATCCACCCAGCCTTTGCTTGGCCTATTACTCTTATGTCAATGGGAGTTTTAAAATTGAATTCTTCTTCATAATCAAAAATAGTATCAATAATTGCCACGCATTGTTGAATTGCATTAAATTTATTCAACCCTTTTTCTTCCCGAGATTCAACAAACAATCTTAGTAACCTAAACTCATTTTTAATGTTATCTACGTAATATTTATACCTATCAGGATACTTACTCCACAAACGCATAAAAAAATAGTTACGTAAATCTTTTAAAGTGATAACCTTATCATTAACTAATATAGGTTCAGTAACTTGATATCCAGATTCTATCGCTATTTTTTTCGATTCTTCGGCATTTCGTACAACTCTATAACCAACTTTTTCAATTATTTTTATAGCTGTCTCAAGTTGTACTTCTTCTACAGACTTACCATTTCCGAATAGATCTTGTTGATCTCTATCCATGTTATCGCTTTTTAACCACTGTTAATAGTGCTGAATGTTTATCGTTGTTTGGTTCTTTGAACACAATATAATTACCGTCTTTTGTGAAGTGCAGTTCTAGTAATTCGCTTGAAAAATCTTTTAAAATAGAATCAAGAAATTCCCCATTAATATCAATATCAAAGTTATCTTCTAATGGGGTATCAAATTCCTGAATTGATTCAACAATATTATTATTCATAACTAATTTACCATCACCAACTTTAATAGTCAATCTACTATTATCTTCTGGATCCAGCACATCCATAATAGTGTGCACGGTGTCTACAAAATCAAGTCTAGAAAAAGTGATTACACTTTCTAAATCAAACATCGCTCTATAGTTAGGATAACTTTCATTTATAATCAAACCACCCACTATATACATATCATTAGATTTGATATATACATTCCGACCTTGTAAGTTCATAAATACTTGTGCGTCATCATCAAGTACGGCTCTTAAAACAGATGCAAAATTATAGCTAAAAATATGTGACGTATTTTCAATATCAGCATTAATATCCAATTCAAATTCTGCCAGTTTTACACCATTAGTCCCTGTAAATACTATACCCCCCTTCTTTATGAGCACGTTAACACCAGTAATAGATTTTCTTACTTCACTTGGATTAATACAATGCATAACTTTATTCATACCATATTTCAAAATACTACTATTAATAATTAATTGAGCCTCATCGAAAGGCTTGACTACTGGGTACTCACCTTTAAAACACGGCACTTTAAGGCGCTTGTATGATGGTTTACCTGATTGAAAATAAGTTTTAGTTTTTATAGTACATTCAGACTTGTCTACTATAAATCTAAACTCCTTTGTACCATAATTATCCACTAGTGGCACAAACTTAGAAATATACCCCTTAACAGCACTTAGTTTTATCAAAGTTTTGCCAGTTTTAACAATTTCACATTTATTATTAGTGATAATTAAATGAATACCGCCATCAGTTGCTTTGAATTTAACCTCGTTATCTACTGCTTCAATCATTACCATGCCTGTAATGCCATCTTCATTAGGCTTAACTACATTAGATAAGCGCGACACAATAGATTGTAAATCTTCTACTAGTATACTAAATTCCATATTACTTCTCCTTTATATAAATTCACCATAAAAAGGGCATTCTGGATAGTGAATTCCATTTTTGCCACCACAATTTACACAAAACATCCCTGCCTCATAATTCAAATTATTTTTTTAATTTTCAATTTGTTTTTCAACTAGCTTCGAACTTGAAGCTATTTTTTCGCCGCCGACATTAAACACCATCTCTATTCCTAACTCCTCGCATACTTTAACTTCAGGAATATTATTACCGGTTCTATCACCACCATTTGCAAAAATATCTGGCTTGATTTCTTTCAATGCCGCACAAACAGACATATCATCTGGAATTGGTGGGTGTCTAGTTAAATACACATCGTCCACATCTTTCAATTCACTTATTATATTCACACGCATATCATCTGGCATAAAAATATAACCTTTTTTCTTTTTTAACCAATACCCATTATTCACAATGACTACCAATTTTGTTCCTAATTTTTTGGCCTCTTTAATTAATTTAATATGCCCGCCATGAATAGGATCAAAACCGCCAGAAATTGCTACTAATTTATTTTTAGCCTTAGTTTTTTCCAACTCAGATCTAATATAATTTGCTTTCAACTCAATAATAGGATCTATACGATCTTTACCAATAAAAAATAAAACCTGATTATACATTAAATAAACATCGGCCATTTCTTCTAAAAAATGATTTTGGCCATCCGCGCGGTTCCTTAAGTAATGTGAAATAGCAGTA